CGGCATCGACTGATCAGCCACACCCGGTCCTCCCGGACCGCCAACATTCTTAAGGGTCGACTGATGGCGCCGGCGAACCCGCACCCCAACGCTCACCCGGATGCGACCGCGTTCCGTGATCCGATTGCGCTGGCCGCCGCGCTGGCCCGGATGGGTCCGGCCGCCCGCGCCCGTACGCGGACGATCACGCGTCACCACGCCATGCTGCTTCGGGTCCGCATTCAGCGGAACGCGAGCGGCAGGCCCGGACCGAACGTGATCACCGGGCAGTACCGCGCCTCTTGGGACGTGCGGATGCGCACCGGCGGTGGCGAGGTCACCGCCGAGGTGTTCTCCGACGCCCCGCAGGCGCGACGGCTGGAGTACGGCTTCGTCGGCGTGGACAGCCTCGGGCGGCACTACCGGCAGCCGCCGTTCCCGCACGTCGAGCCCGCGTTCCGGCAGACCGAACCGGCGTTCATCCAGGCCCTGGCGGACGGGGTGCTGCCGTGACCGCTCGTCTTCCGGTGACCCGCGCGCTCGCCGCCCTCCTGGAGCACGTCACGGGCCGCCCCTGTGGTGTCGGTGAACTCCCGCGTGTTCAGGGGAAGTCCGGGTGGGAGCCCGCGCCCGTCCCGTACACGATCCTCGACTCGCTGCCCGCCGAGTTCGCGGGCCCGCCCCTGTGGGACTGGCACGCCGATGCCGCCTGGTCCTACCAGGTCACCTCGGTCGGGGAACGAGCCGATCAGGTCGAGTGGCTGGCCGACCGCGTGCGCGCCGGTGTCGTCGGCCGGACCGACGGAAGCTGGACCCACGACCTGCACGTTCCCGAAGCTCGCGTCATCGACCGGGAGTTGACCTACGACGCCGGAGGAGAGCCCTCGGTGTCGGCGGCAGGCGCTATCGTGTCCTACGTGCAGCGGGTCACGATCACCGTGACCCCAGCATGAAGGAACGTTTCTTCTGATCCTCACCGCGGAGGCCCGCGCGGACGCTAGGCCCCAGGCCAGGCGAACCCCCTTTGAACCTCAAGGGGCAGGGCCTCGGCACCGGTGCGCTGCCCCAGAAGTGGGAGCGGACCTGTGTCCACGAGCACGAAGAAGACCCAGACCCGGTTTCTGCGGCGCGGCATCTCCAAGATCCTCTGGGCGAAGGACCTCAATGACCCGAAGTACCCCAGCCGCCGGGAGATCAACAGCGCGTTCGCCCTGACCGACGCCGTCTCGGACATCGAGGGCTGGGCGCTGGAGAACGACCCCATCGAGACCCCCGACATGGGCTCGACCTTCAACTCCTCGATCCCGGGCAACGACAAGGCCGAGAACTCCAGCCTGACGTTCTACGAGGACCGGTTCTCCGACGCGATCGAGCAGCAGCTCCCCAAGGGCGCGAAGGGCTACGTCATCCTTCTCCGCAAGGGCGACCTGCCCGGCTCCCGCTCGGTGGACGTGTTCCCCGTGCAGGTCGCCACCCGCGCCGCGACGTACAGCACCGGCAACGAGGCCGCGAAGTTCAAGGTCGACTTCACGATCACCGACGAGCCGTGCCTCGACCGCCCGGTGCCCGAGGCGTTCCACACCCTCCCCAAGCCGGACGAGGACTGCGACGACGACGGTCACCCGGACGAGGAGCACGTTGACGTCACCGTCGTGAGCACCACCAAGACGGCCGCGACCATCACCGAGCACGGCGAGGACTGAGCGTGTCGCGCCCCGCTCAGGCTAAGCGCCCGTCCCCCTCCGCCACGGCGGCGGAGGGGGCGTGGTCGGCCAAGATGGAACGGCTCCGCCGTAGGCGCAAGGCGCAGAATCGGCTCCGCATCTGCGACGACGACCAGCTTCGCCAGCGAGTGGAGGAAGCCGCCCAGCGTGCCCAGCGCGCCCGGATCTTCGCCGAAGCGTCCCCGGACGACGAGTCCGCACAGCAGCGCGCCGCCGAGGCGGAGGCAGCGGCCAAGCAGGCCCGCGCCGAGCTGGACGCTGCCTCGGAGTTCCTGACCTTCCGGGCGCTGCCGCGCCCGGTGCTGGAGGAGCTGATCAGCGAGCATCCGCCCACCGAGCAGCAGGCGGAGGAGGGGGCGATCTTCAACGCCGATACCTTCCCCGCCGCGCTGGTGGCGGCGGCCTCCGTGGACGGCATGAGCCGCGAGGAGGCCGAGGAGCTGTTGAACGGCTGGTCGGCGCCGGACGCCAACGCGCTGTGGGACGCGGCCTGGCAGATCCAGCAGGAGAGCCGGGTCGAGCTGGGAAAAGGCTGAGCCGTGACGCTGGCCTGCGCGCCGAACTGGAGCTGTGCGAGCGGTACGGCATTCCGCACTCGCAGTTCCTCGGCGGCGACGGCCGCTGGTCCGCCCTCGACCGGGCTAAGGCGTTGGCCTGGGCGGAGTGGCAGCGGTCGGTGTGTCCGGAGTGTCACACCCGGCTGGAGGAGTGGGACCGCGAACGCGGCGGCGACCCCCACGCCTACGTCACCGACACGCTGCGCTGTCCCGGCTGTGAGCTGATCGAGCAGGAGCGCGATCACGTCCCCCAGGACCGGTCCGGCTATGGCGTGAAGATCCAGCTCCTGCCGCGCGAGCAGTACGAGCCGCGCCCCTGATCCACCCCCGCACCACGTAAGTAAGGAGGCCGCCCGAGGTGGCCGGGTTCACCCTCACGGTCGCGATGCGCGCCGAGGTCCGCGACCTGATCGCGGGAACCCGTGCTGCCTCCGCCCAGATGCGGACCCTGGGGGACCGTACCGAGGCCGTGAACCGGTCTCTGTCCCGGCTGGACGTCAACGGGGCGCGGCTCGCTGCGCAGTTCGCTGCGCTGAATCGTTCGTCCCGTGCGGCCGTCGGGGAGCTGAACCGGATCACCGCCCGCGCCGGGGCGGCCCGTGCGGCGTTGCGCGCGGCCGGGGATGACGGAGCGCGGTCGATGTCCCGGCTCCAGCGGGCGACCGCCGGGGCCGGTCGGCGGGGACTGTCCGCCACGAACATGCTCGGCGGCGGCGCCCTCGTCCTCGGCACTGGCGAGATGATCGAGGAGGGCAACCGCTACCAGCGGCAGATGAACCTGTTCCGGGCGGTGACCGGCGCGACCGCGGCGCAGATGAAGCGCGCCGCCGTCGTCGCTCAGGAACTCGGCAACGACCTGACGCTGCCCACCTCCACGTCGGCGGACGCCGCCGAGGGCATGGTCGAGCTGAGCAAGGCCGGTTTCCGCGCCGATCAGTCGATCGACGCCGTACGCGCCTCGCTCCAGCTCGCGGCGGCGGCCGACGTCAACGCCGCCACGTCGGCCAAGTACCTGGGCGACATCATGGATCAGTTCGGCCTCGGTGCTGATCAGGCGTCCCGGGCGTCGGACACCCTCGCGGCCACGGCGAACAACGCCTCCGGCTCCATCACCGACATCTACTACTCGATGCGGTACGCGGGCCCCGTCGCGAACGCGCTCGGCGTCAGCCTCCAGGACACCGCCGCCGCGGTCGGCATGCTCGGCAAGAGCGGCATCCTCGGTCAGACGGCGGGCACGAGCCTGCGCGGGATCTTCGCCAACCTGGCGGCGCCGACGCCGATCATGAAGAACGCCCTGCGGGACCTCGGCATCGAAGCCTGGGACGCACAGGGGCGCTTCAAGGGCCTGCGCACGGTGATCGACGGTCTGTCGAAGGCCGAACACTCCATCAGCCAGAAGGACTTCGCGGCCGGAGTGACCCGCGCCTTCGGCAAGCCCGCCCTGTCCGGCGCGGTGGCGCTCGCCCACCAGGGCACCGAGTCCTTCGACGCCCTGTCGATGGCGGTACGGCAGACCGGCTCAGCAGCGTCCATCACCGCCTCGCGCGGCGAGGGTCTCGCCGGTGCGATGACGCAGCTGCGCACCCAGGCCAAACAGACTGGGATCGCCCTGTATGAGGGGATGGCGCCCGGCCTGGAGTGGGTGACCCGTCTGCTTACCCGCGGGATGGCCGGGGCCACCCCGTACCTGACCACGGCGCTGGAGTACGGCCGCAACCTCGCGATCCTGTACGGGCCTGAGCTGAAGGCGAAGGCGGGCTCTGGCCTCGGCGGGCTGATCGACGAGGCGAAACGTTTGCTCAGCCCACTGAAGGAGCTGGGCGAGGACGCACTCGCCACGGGCCTGAACCTGCTGATCAACGCCGCAAGCACCCTGGGCGACGTTCTGGACAACGCGGCCGACGGCGCGGAACCGCTACTGGCTGCCATCTCGGGCTTGGGCGAAGACGGGGGAGCTGCTGCTGGCACGCTCGACATCATCGCCACCGTCGCGAACGCGGCCATGGACGCTGTGGCGGGCCTGTCCGCCGTCCTGGTGCCGATCGGGCACGTCGTGGGCGGGCTGGTCAGCGCCTTCGGCGCGCTGCCCGGCCCCATCCAGTCGGCGGCCCTGGCCATGCTGCTGTTCCGCCGCGTGCAGCCCGGCCTGACCAGCCTGGCCAACACGGTCACCGGCCCGGTGCGCACCGGGTTCCAGAGCTTCGCCCAGCAGATGCGGGTGCAGCAGACCCTCGCCGCCTCCGCCGGAGTGGCGCTGTCGCGGTACGGAGCGGCCTGGGCCACGGTCCAGGCCCGGGTCGGCTTCCTCGGCAACATGACGGCGGCGTTCCGCAGCGCAAACGGCGCCGGTGTGACCTTCATGGGGACGCTGAACGGCATCGGCCGTGCGGCCGGTTCGGGACTGCGCTCCGCTGTGAGCGGCGTCAGCAACGCGCTCGGCGGGCCGTTCGGGATCGCCATGGCCGGTGTCTCCGTCGGCCTGGGCCTGCTCGCCGCCCGCCAGCAGAAGGCCGCGCAGGCCGCAGCCGAGCACCAGCAGCGCATCTCCTCACTGACCTCGGCTTTGCGCGAATCCGGCGGGCAGATCGACAGCAACGTCCGCCAGCAGGCGGCCCAGTCCCTGCTGGACACCAAGACTGAGCAGGGCCAGCTCACCAAGGTCATGGAGCAGGCCGGCGTGCCGCTCGCGTCGCTCACAGACGCCTACCTGGGCCAGGGCACGTCACTGGAGGCGCTGCAGAAGCAGCTCCAGGCGACCGCCGACAAGCACAAGGTGTGGGAAGACAGGGCGGGAGGCAAGGCGACCGTCCAGGACTACTCGCCCCTCGGGCAGCGGTACAAGGACGCCGCTGACGCGCTCGGCAGCGTCAAGGGTGAGATGGCCGAGTCGGTGAAGAACGCGAAGGAGCTCGCCAAGGCCACCAAGGGGGCCGGGGACGGCACTTCCGCATACGACCGGTTGAAGGCGGCCGTCGGCGGTCTGGCAGACGAGACCGCCGACGCCGACACGCGCACGCGCTCGCTGAAGTCGGCGCTCGACCTGCTGTCGGGCGGCCAGATCTCTCTTCAGGCAGCCAAGGCCAAGGTGAACTCCGCCGTCCTCGACTTGCAGGAGGGAAGCAAGAGCGTCAACCGCGGGCAGGGCTACGGCGGCAAGCAGCTCGTCAACGAGGACAAGACCCTCAACACCACGACGAGGAACGGCCAGCAGCTCTACACCCAGCTCACCGCCCTGTCCGACGCGGCGGCCGACGCCTCGGTGGCCACCTACGACCTGGCCATCCGCAACGGCGAGGCGCTGCCCGCGGCGCTGGCGAAGGCCCGCGGGGAGATGAGCCGCGCCCGCGCGGAGGCGATCCGAGCCGCACGCGGCTACGGGCTGGCCAAGGCCCAGGCCGAGGGCGTCGCCGACAGCCTCGGCCTGCTGCCGTCGAAGGTGTCGCTGCTGCTCCAGACCAAGGGCATGGACAGCACGCTGGCGAACCTGATCGCGGTGCAGGCCGAGTTCCACCGGCTGCCCAAGCAGAAGACGATCAAGGTCGACTCGCTGAGCGACGGCGCGCAGAAGAAGCTGCGCAGCCTCGGTTTCACCGTCAAGACGGTGCCGGGCACGCGGCAGATCAAGATCACGGCACCGACCGCGGGCGCCCGCAAGAACCTGGACGTGCTGATCGACAAGCTCGGGCAGACCCCGAACGCGAAGAACGTGAAGGTGTCGGCGCCGACCGCCGCGGCGATCAAGAGCCTTGAGGCGGTACAGGCGAAGATCCGGGCGACGCCCGGCGCGAAGAGCGTCCGGGTCAGCGCGCCGACCGCGGGTGCCCGCAAGGAGCTGGAGTCGCTCGGCTTCCGCATCGAGAAGATCCCCGGCTCCAAGGACGTGAAGGTCACGGTCCCCACCGGGGGCCCGAAGAAAGCGGCCGACACGATCCAGGGCCGTATCAACGCGCTGCGCGGCAAAGAGGTGACCGTCACCACGCGCCACGTGACGATCTTCGACCAGCTTCAGGAGTCGAACGCCTCCATCGCTGACGCCATCCAGAAGCAGGCCGACGCCCAGGCCCGCGCTGCCAAGAAGCAGGCCGACGGCGGTGTTGTCGACTACTTCGCCGACGGCGGGATCACCGGTCCCCGGCGCCGCGAGCGGCACGTCGCGCAGATCGCCCCGGCCGGGAGCTGGCGCATCTGGGGTGAGCCCGAGACCGGCGGGGAGGCGTACGTGCCCATGGCCGCCTCGAAGCGCGACCGCAGCAAGGCGATCGTGGAGACCGTGGTCGACCGGTTCGGTGGCCAGGTCGAGTGGTACGCCAACGGCGGCGTACGTGGCCGGAGCAGCCGTGACTACAGCCCCACGCTGGCCAGTTCCTTCAAGCGGGCCAGGAGCACGGAGGTCATGGCGGGCGTTGTCCGTGCCTTCGACGTACGCACCGGCTCGGACCGCGCCCGCACACGGGTCGTCGACGGCCGCGCGGGCGGGCGCGTCCAGGTCGTCGTCGTGCGCGAGCAGCAGCCGCTGATCGGCACCATGCCGGTCACCGTCACCGACAGCTCCGCCACCCCCGAGCAGATCGGCACCGAAATGATGCGCAACCTGCGCAACGCCCAGCGTGGCGGGAGGGTTTGATGACCACACCACTGAAGAAGTCCCCACCCATCGAGCTGGCCCCGTGGCAGTTCGAGATCGGCGGCGTCGTCCTCGGCAAGGGCACCCGCATCCCCATCGGCAACATCGAAGGGCTCGGCTCGCCGACGGTCCGTGCACAGGATGTGGACAACCCGACCGGTGACGGCACCTACCCGGGCCAGGACTTCTACGGGCCGCGCACCGTACGCATCGAGGCCGGCATCAAGACCCCGGGCGATCCGACCGCTGCGGCCGACCTGCTCGCCCGTCTGGAGCTGGCCGCCGATGACCCGGCCGCCCGCACCCGGCCCGAGGGGCGGGCGGTGCTGCGGGGCCGCTGGCCCGGCCACCGGATGCGCCGCTTGTACGGGCGGCTGCGCCGCATGGAGGCCACCAGCACCGCCAATGCGATCAACGGGTGGATCCCGCTGGATATCGAGTTCGCTGCCACGGACCCGCGCTGGTACGACGACGAACTGTCGAAGCTGACCCTCGGCCTCGACCAGGCCGCCAAGCACACCCTGGGCGACCGCACCGTGGACGAGGCGCTGTGCCCGCCCGCCTGCCGCGCCAGCGACGACCCGGACCACAAGCCCGGAGACGACCGGCCCGGATGGATCACCAACCACGGCAACGTCGCCTCGTGGCCCAGCATCCGCATCCACGGCCCGGTCACCCGCCCGCGCATCTGGAACAGCGTTACCGGCCGCGTCCTCGAACCCGACCTGTCGCTGCGTGCCGGGGAGTGGGTGGAGATGGAGACCCGGCCCGGTACCTGCTGGGTCCTGCGCAACGGCACGGTGAACGTGGCGAACGACCTCACGCCTGAGTCGCGCCTGGACCTGTTCGCCATCCCGCGGGGCCGCTCGGAGATCGGCTGGAGCGCGGAGGACCCCACCGGCACCGCGCGGCTCGAAGTGGCGTGGCGGTCGGCGTACACCGCCCTGTGAACGGAGAACACCTGTGACCCTTGTCCAGCCCCCGATGATGGTGCACGGCGGCCAGCACCCCGCCCGCGCGATGCGGCTGATGATCCGCGACTTGGCGCGCGGCCGGCAGGGCGTCGCCGAAGCTGGCGACCTGAAGGTCCGGCCCCTGGAGGCCCCGGGCCCCGGCGTCCGTGTCGGTGACGGCTCGGCGCTCATCCACGGCGCACGGCCCTGGCAGGGCGCCTACACCCAGACCAACATCGGCGACGCCGTGGTCGACGTCCCGCCGACCGGCCCGTTCGCCCGCACGGACCTGCTCGTCCTGCGCGTGGAGGACCCGGAGTTCGAGGGCGAGCGGGACCCGCGCACGCAGGACATCGGCTACTTCCACCTCATCCAGGACATCGGCAACGAGGCGACCCCTGCGCCGCGTGGCATGACCGCCATCCCGCTCGCGCGGATCAACCTGCCCCGTAACACCGCGGCCGTCACCGCGGAGATGATCACGGACCTGCGAAGGCTCGCAAACCCGCGCACCGAGCGGACCCTGCGCACCGTGCACCCCCAGGGAACGGAGAAGGTACCGGGCAAGCACGGCCACTGGGCAGCCTGGCCCAAGGACGCGGCCTGGGACGTGGACGTGCCCGGCTGGGCGACGAAGGCCACCATCGTGATCACCCTGTCCGGCCTGCGCGCGGAGGCGGGAAGCATCTACGCCGAGCTGCGCACGCGCCTGGGCGAGCGCAGCTCCAAGCCCACCGTCGTCGACGACGACGGCACGACCACGCGCCGCGCAACCGTCGTGCTCGCCGACACCCTCGCCGTGCCGCCCGCCTACCGTGGCACCCGTCAGCACCTGGCCGTGCAGATCAACCAGATCGACAAGTACGGCGACGGCGACCTGTCCGTGGCCAAGGGCACCACGGTCACCGCCGACATCGAGTTCACCGAAAGCCCGGTGTGATGCCCGACTACCGCTACATCGTCGCCCGAGCCGCGACCGGCGACGTTCTGCACTGGAACCTGCCGCTGACCGAGGTCGAGTTCGGGCCGGAGATATCCGGGCCCGGATCGCTCAGCGCCACGCTGTCCCCGACCTTCGCCCGTTCACTGGGCGACATGCTCGACGCTGGCGACGCCGTCATCTATGTCGAGCGGAACTCCAAGCTGCTGTGGGGCGGGCTCATCTGGCGTGCGGAGCCGGAAGGCCCGAAGCTGCCCGTCGAAGCGTCCGGGTTCACCAGCTACCTGCACCGCCGCCACGATCTGCACGGCAACCTCGCAGGGCGCGGCCCTTACGTCGAGGCCGACCCGTGCGAGGTGATCCGTGACGTGTGGGCCTACGCGCAGGAGCAGCCGGACGGCGACCTCGAGGTCGTCGTGGACGACACCAAATCCTCAGCGAAGACCGGCACGGCGAAGGACCCGTACGACATCCCGCGCTGGGATGCCCGCAACCTCGGCGAGATCGTGGACGAGATGGCGGAGATCGATGACGGCCTGGAGTGGTCGGAGACCGTGGCTTGGCGCGGGCGGCGCGCCGAGCGGCGCATCATCCTCGGCGCCCCGAAGCTGGGCCGGCGCCGCGAGGACTTGACGTTCACCACCGGCGCCAACGTGGTCGGCGAACCGCACGTGATCAAGGACGCCGACTCCTACGCCCAGTGGGTGATCGGCCTCGGTGCGGGCGAGGGCAAGAAGCGCAAGGTCGTGGTCGATGGCGGGCGCAACGGGCGGCTGCGCCTGGAGCACAAGCTGGAGACCAGCGAGAAGGACGAGACCCGGCTCAAGCAGCGCACCCGGCGCGAACGCCTGGCCCGGCAGGTCCTGCCGACGCTCACCGAGCTGGAGATCACCGACCACCCGGCGGCGCCGATCGAGTCGCTGCGCATCGGCGATCACGTCCGCATCCGGCTGCATGAGCCGCACACCGCCTACGACGGATGGAACCGCATCGTCGGCTGGACCGTACGGCCCGGCGAAGGCGAGAGCCCGGAGCGCGTGACGCTGAAGCTGGAGCGCAGCGTGAAGCCCGCCGACAGCGGCGATGAGGCGGAGGAGTAGATGCCGGACACGATCGCCGCGCTCGCACGCCGCCTGGCCAAACTCGACCGGCGGGTGACCGCGCTGGAGCGGGCCCGGCGCGCGCCGTATCCGCCGTGGCGCGACGTGCCGCTGACCGGCGACACCTCGGTGCCCGACCCGGCGCAGCCGCCGCAGATGCGCGCCAACCTGTGGGACACGCTGGAGTTCAGCGGCCGGATCGGACTTCCGGACGGCCGCGCGGTGGACGGGACGGTCATCGGCCTGCTGCCGGACGGCTACTGGCCAGCGGTACCCCGCACCGTCCCCGTGGCCTCCGACGCGGCCCGCCGCGCACTCCACCTCGACATCGACCCCAAGGGCCGTCTGATCCTGCGGGTGCAGGACGGCGGCAGCGTGAAGGCCACCTGGCTCAGCCTCGACAGCGCCTCCTGCCGCATCGACGGCGACGACGAGGAATAGCCGCGCCCACCAGCGGGATCACCGCGGCTCACTCATGCACGCCGTGGGTACCATGACGACCGGGTGACCCTCCACCCAACGCTTCGCAGCCAACTCCCGAGGGACCGGACCCAACCAAGGGCCCGGCCGATTGCCATACGGCGCAGGGGAGAAGGGCGAAGCGAGCGTGGCAACACCGTTGAGCGCGGACAGGTTTCTGTCCGTGCTGAAGCACGCGGGCCTCGGCGTCGTCGAGCACGGCAAATGGCGCACCCACAACCGCAACACTCACGGCAACTGGGGCCCGATGAACGGGGTGATGATCCATCACACCGGCTCCTACAGCTCCGAAGCCGACATGGTGGAGCTGTGCCGTGTCGGCTACCAGGCCCTTCCCGGCCCGCTGTGCCATGGCGTGATCGACCGGTCCGGCACGGTGCACCTGGTTGGGTACGGGCGAACGAACCACGCCGGCCAGGGCGACACCGACGTGCTGCTCGCCGTCATCGAGGAGAAGAACGAGCTGCCGCGCGCCAACGAGGAAGACACCGACGGCAACCGGCACTTCTACGGCTTTGAGTGCATCAACACCGGTAGCCAGCCGTGGCCCTCGGCGCAGCTGGACGCGATGGCGCGCGCCGCCGCCGCGATCTGCCGTGCCCACGGATGGAACGAGCACAGCGTCATCGGGCACAAGGAGTGGAAGCCGTCCAAGTCCGACCCGGGCGGCATCGACATGGACGACTTCCGCGCTCGCGTCGCCAAGCATCTCAAGGGCGACAGTAAGCCGCCCAACAAGCCGAAGCCCAAGCCAGACCCCACGCCCAGGCCGAAGCCGAAGCCGGTACCGAAGTACGCCGCGTACCCGGGCAAGGACTTCTTCCGTGACGGGCGCTCCTCGCCCGTGATCGCGGCCATGGCGAAGCGGCTGATCGGCGAGGGCTGCGACTCCTACGACACCCCACCCGGCCCGGTGTGGAACGACGCGCACCGCCGCTCCTACGCCGCTTACCAGATCAAGTGCGGCCACCACGGAGCCGCCGCGGACGGCATCCCTGGCCCGGAGACCTGGGCCAAGCTGCGCGTCCCGCACCAGGCCGGCGCTGCCGAGCCGACCCCGAGCAAGCCCGACCAGGAGAAGCACGACCCCATGCCGCAGGCCCTCGCTGACGTCGCCGAGCGCACGATCGCCACCTACCTCCAGTCCCTGCTGGGCCTGATGGCCGCCTCCAGCACGACCGACATGGTGTCGCTGTCCGCGTGGCAGGCCGCGGCCGTCTCCGCGATACCCGCGGCCCTGTCGGCGCTGAAGTCCACCGTCGGGACCGTGCTCGGGCGGCCGGGAACCGCCTCGTGGCTGCCGCTGAAGCGCGACCCGGCCACGCCCACCCGCTGACCTGCGACACGAGAGAAGGAGAGGCACCGTGCCGGAGGGAGAGGTCGCACTGGCCCTCGCCGAGCTGCGCAGCGCGCTCGAAGTGGGGCTGGCCCGCATCGATGGGCAACTCGCGCTGCTGGTGCAGCGGTCTGACCAGACCGACAAAGCGGTGGAGGACCTTGAGGCGAGGGTGACATCCCTGGAGAAGGGACGGTGGCCGTTGCCGACGATCGCCGTCCTCGCCAGCATCACCGCGGTGGCGCTGACGCTGTACGGCGTGGCCAGGGGCTGAAGCCGAAGTCCCCGTTGCGGTTCGGGTGTTGTCCGACCAGGCAGCTAGCGTTGAGGCACCACACGTGTCTTCCTGCGGCCTGGGGGTCTTCATGGATACCGAGCACCTGATCGTGACCGACTTGGAGGTGGACACCGCGCTGGCGGACCTGACGGTCCCGCCGGCCGTCCGCGCCGTCTGGCAACTGCTGTCGGAATCCGATGTACGGCTGGACGAAGCCATCGCGCTGGACGTGCAGGACGTGGAGCTCGCCGACCGCCTCGTCGTACTCGACGACACCAAGGAGGGCGGTACGTTCGAAGCGGGGATCACTGCCGCTACCGCCGAGCTGCTGGCTGAGCTGATCGGCTCGCGGCCGGGCGGGCCGGTATTCACCGTGGGCTCGCGTCGTGTGCGCAAGGACGAGGTGGCGGCGCAGTTCCGGCAGATCACGGGCAAGAGCGTGCACGCTCTGCGTTTCACCGGGCAGGCGCGCCGACACCGCAGCACGGGCCGACCCCAGCTTGTCGCGCGTACCCAGCCCGGCGAGGAAAGCGCAGCGCCCGCGTAAGGGCCGTATGGCGGGCTTCCGTCCAGATGCGCGAACGACCCCCGCGCAGCGGGGGTCGTTCAGGTCTCTTGGAAGACCGCCGTCAACGATAGCACCGCCGAGCGCGCCGAGCGGTGCGCGGCTACCCTGCCGGTGGCACGCGAGAGGCGACACAGCGAGGGACGGGGCGATGCACGGGCTGAAGAAGCCGTATCTGGTCGGGCACCAGGAGTTCGCTGCCCTGTATGGGGTGGAGGCGCAGATGGTCGGGCAGTGGCTGGCTCCCAGCCGCGGTGTCCTGGATCCGGCGACCGCCATTGTCGTCTCGGGCGTGCGGTACTGGCCACTGGGCTTCGCATGCCGCTTCGGCCAGACCACTGCCAGGCCCAAGACCCTGCACATCCGGGTCAAGGAACGGCTCATCGCCGAGCAGGGCGAGGGCTGGGAAGCTGATCTCGGCGACGAGTTGCCCCCCATCGTGGGCCAGCAGGAGATCATCGAGATGTTCCACCTGCCGGCGCAGGGCAACCTCGCCACCACGATCGCGTCGGGCCGTTTCCCGGAGGAGGACTGGCTGCTGTCCGGGTCGCGTCTGTGGCTGCTCGACACCGTGCTCGACGCGGTGCCGGCGCTTCGCGAAAGCGCCCGCAGCCTGCCCTGGGACGTGGACGAAGAGGTCATCGCAGCCCTGCGCGCGGGCACCTACGACGGGCCCGGCTCGAAGGTGCTGACCCGCGGCCGTCACGCCCGAAAAAGCCCCTGACCTGCACAAATACTGTACGCAGACCCAGCTTGCGACTAAGATATATGCATACCCCTTCAGGGGTGGCCCTTACTCGCGCAAGGAGGCAGCAGTGCAGATCACCCACACACCGGGCAGCGATGCCGTCGCCGTCATGCAGTCGGAGGAGGCCGAGACGGCGCTGATGTAGTACACGGCCGGAAATCCGGACTCCAATCTGGCGGCCCGAACGGCGCAGGACTTCGCCACCACCAGCGGACTGGCTGGGCGGCGCAGCGAAGGGGCCGCCGGGGCTGCAGCGTCGGCCTGACGCCGCAGTCGTGAACTCGCGCCCCTTCATAGCGGGGTTGATCATCCGGCTCCCAACCCTCAAGATAGACGACACTGTTGAAATCGTTCTTCAGGGGGTGGGGTATGGCGGTCATCCAGGACAAGATTCCGGGCCTGGTGATCCACACCGTGCGGCAGCCCGACGGTCAGGCGACGATCCAGGGCCAGTTCGAGGCGTTCCATCGGCTCAACCCGTGGGTCCTTACGGCTTTGGAGCGTCTGACCGCCGACTACCTCGAGCGCGGTGCCGCCCGTGTCGGCATCGGGATGCTCTTTGAGGTCCTGCGCTGGCGCTACGCCACCGCGACCGAAGGCGACGAGTTCCGCCTCAACAACAACTTCCGCTCCCGGTATGTCCGGCTGCTCATCGAGCGCCACCCGGAGTGGGCCCCTGCGTTCGAGGTCCGCGCACTGCGGGCCGACTGAACCGAATCTCTTGGAGACATCAACGTGAACCAACCCGACGAGCAACAGCCCGGCGACACCGCAGCACCCGTCGCCGTCTCCGGCACGGAGGCCACGCCCGCGCGGACCATCGCCCAGAGCGCGATCGTGCTGCGCGCCGACCAGGAGGAGTTCGACCAGCGGCAGGTAGCTGCCCTGGCCCTGATCAGCCCCGGCCTTCAGCTCGCTCCACGTGCGCAGCTGGCCGTGTTCTTCCACTACTGCGTGCGCAGCGGTCTCGACCCGTTCGCCCGGCAGATCTACATGATCGGCCGCAAAAACCGGGGCGAGGACCGTGAGGAGAATCCGGTCAACTGGACCATCCAGACCGGCATCGACGGGTTCCGTACGATCGCGCACCGGGCAGCGGAGCGCACCGGCGAGCGCATCTCGTATGAGGACACCGTCTACTACGACGCCGAGGGCAAGGCGCATGAGGTCTGGCTCGCGCCCGGCCCTCCGGCCGCCGTGAAGGTCACGGTGCTCAGGGGCACCAGCCGCTTTCCGTTCATCGCGCGCTGGGGCGAGTTCGCCCCGACCTACTGGGACGCGAAGCAGAACCAGTACGTCATCGCGAAGATGTGGCGGACCATGCCCGCCCACATGCTGCGCAAGTGCGCCGAGGCCGGTGCGCTGAGGATGGCGGCCCCGCAGGACCTGTCCGGCGTGTACGTGGACGAGGAGATGGCGCAGGCGGACGCCGAAGTGGTGGCCGGCGTCGCCGAGGACGCCACCCAGCGGCTGCGGGCCGCCGCGGGCCTGGAGGACGGCGAGCAGGGCCGCGAGGACGCCGGCGAGTCGGCCGACCAGGAACCTGAGACCCCCGACGGCCAAAGGCCGCGGGAAGAGGAGCGGCCCCCGGCGAGGAAGCGGACCCGGTCCCGACAGCGGCCGGAGCCTGAATCTCAGCCCGAGCAGACCCCTGCGTCCGAGGACAACCCGCAGCCCGAGCGCAAGCGCGCCGCTGCCCGCAAGCAGGCCGCCTCGGCCAAGAACCGCCCGGCTTCCTGACCTCACTCCCCGATCCGACCGGGTGCCGCCCGCCTCGCGGCGGGCGGCACCCCGCTCTTGGAGACCGAATTGACCATCACATCCGAGCGTCCCGTCAGCCTGTGGCCCGCAGCCCACAAGGTCGACGCACGTCGACCCCGTTCCCTGCAAACCAAGATCGGAGCATCCGACACCGTCTGCGCCCGCCGCGCCGGATACCTCCTGCACGGCCGAACGCCCACCGACGGCGGGGAGAAGCGCAAGGCGATCCTGGGCACCTGGCTGCACGCCGGCATCCTGGCCGCCGCCCGCGAGGAGTACGGATGGGTGATCGAGCGCAGCGTCGAGGACCAGACGATCAAGGGCCACATCGACGCCGTCCAGCTCGACAGCCACACCGCCGCCCGCCTGCCGAAGCGGCTGCGGCCCCTCCTCCCGGCCGAGGAGACGACCGTGGAGGACGTGAAGACCAAGTCCACCTACCAGTGGGACAACGTCCTGCGGTACGGCGCCAGCGACGCGGAGATCCGCCAGGTCCTGCTGTACGCCGACCTGCTGCGCAGCGAAGGGTTCGCCGACGTTGAGGGTCAGCGGCAGCTCGCCCGCCTCGGCCCCGTTCCGGTCGGCCGCATCCGCTTCCGGTTCATCAACCGCGACAGCGGCGACGACCACGTGCAGGAGATGGCCTTCAGCGCCGATCGGGCCCGCGGGGCACGGTGGTGGGTGCAGCAGGTGAGGGCGGCCGAGACGCCGGAGGAACTGCCGCGCACGTTCCAGGGGCCGGGCCTGTCCGTCGTCTGCGACCACTGCCCGTTCAAGACGGCCTGCTGGGGCTCCGTCGCGGCCGGGCGCCGACCGCAGAGCATCCTGATCCACGACGACGCCGAGCGGGCAGCGGCCCTTGCCGAGTACGCCGAGGTGTCGGAGCAGATCAAGCCGCTCAAGGAGCGGCAGAAGTTCCTGCGGGCCAAGCTGGACGGCTCGGAGCCCGGCGTCTACGGCGACAACGTGCTGACCTGGAGCGGCGGTAACCCGACGAAGGTCGAGGACGTGGACGCCATGGTCGCGCTCTACCAGCGGGCGGGTCTGGAGGTGCCGATGGCTCCCGACGCGGCGGCGATGAAGGCGCAGCTCAAGGCTGCGGGCATCCCCGTGCCGGTACGGCTTGACCCCGACCGGCGCACGTCGGTGAGCATCAACGTCACCGCGCGCAAGAAGCCCTGAACCCGCGAACCGGTAAGGGCAGAGCCACCGTTGGCCCTGCCCCTACCTCAGTGCGGCCCGAATCGGACGTGACACGGAGAGGTGCCGGTGAGCATCCACTTGATGTTGGTGGCGGCCTATCTGCCCAAGGAGGTGATCAACCAGACGCAGAAGTTCGTGCTGATGAAGATTGCGGACTCTGCCGACGATCAGACGCGGCTGGCGCGGCCGGGCCTGGAGCGGCTGATGGCCTGGGCCGGCGTGGGCGAGAAGCAGGTCATCGCGGTCGTCACCGAGCTGGTCGGGCTCGGCCTGGTCGAGCGGGTGGAAGTTGGGCGCGTCGGCCGCCGGGCTGAGTACCGGGTGTTTCCCGACGGTGTTCCTCCCATCCCCAGCACCGAGGAGCTGATCGAGCGGCGCCGCACTGCGCGGCGTGCCCCGAAGAACCCTCGGCTGGCGCGTGAGATCGAGCGCCGCAGGCGGCCCTCTGCGGCGGCACGTACCCAAGACGACGTGACGGCGCGGGAGGAGGCACGCGCCGCGGTGCAGGCCGCTGCCGAGGAAGGAGGGTTCCCGCAGGGGAACCCTGACAACGGAGAGGGGAGGGTTCCCCCACGGGAACCCAGTGGGTTCCCCCACGGGAACCAAGAGGGTTCCCCCAGGGGAACCCCTTCTTTTCCTTCTCCTTCCTATCTCCTTCCTAACCCCCCTACCCCCACGGCTGACGCCGCGGGGGAGCCAGGCGCGGCCGGGGAGGACCAGCAGCCAGGCGGCTGCCCGAAGCACCCGGAGCCGGTCGGCAACTGCCGGGGATGCGGCACCAACCCTCGGGCCGGTCGTGAGCAGGCGCGGCGTGAGGCTGCGGCCAGCGAGCATGCCTCGCAGCAGCAGTGGCTGCGGGAGTTCTTCGCCGAGCGGGCGCGGCGGGTTGCCCGGTCGGATCCGCAGGCTGAGGAGATGGCGCGCAAACGCGTGCGAGAGCTGGCCCGCCTGGGACGTGAACTCGGCCGCAACTCGCGGTCCAGATAGGCGGCTTGCTAGATCACCATTCTTGACGCCCCAGCGTGTACGAATAAGATATAAGTAGAAAGTTCGGAACTCGCCGAACCCACCGACCCCTTGGAGACCATCTTGAGTGACACGCTCACCCCGGCCCCCGACGTCTACGTCGTGGTCGCCGAAGTGATCCACGGCTCACCGGCCGCACCGCGCCTCGGCGGCCACCTGTACTGCTCGGCCGAGTGTGCCGAACGCGGCGTGCGCGAGCTCGTCAGCGACCTGAGCCAGGAGGAGGGTGGCAGCGGCTTCGTGCTGCCCCACGAGGGGCGCGCGATCGGCTGCGTCGTCACCCGTGGCCGCCGGATGTGGTCGGTGCAGATCCTCGCCCGCAGTGAACTGCCCACCGTCTGATATCCGCTTCACCAGAAATAGACGACATTGTTCAAAGAGTGCCTTGTTGGGCGCTCTCCCCGCACCACTCTCTTGGAGACCAGCACATGTCCACCACGATCGCGGCTCTGCCCGACCACAACCGCACCGCCGACCCGCTGTGGCAGCGGCTGTTCCACGGCTACGGCCACGTCATCACCCCGCTGCGCTACGCGGGCTGGGTCACCGACATCGAGACCGCCGGAGGAGGCGAGTTCTTCGTACGCGCCGACCTGCGGGACGGCACGGAGCTGATCATCGCCTCCGAGCACAGCCTGCCCTCCGACCCCGCCGAGGTGAACGGCTGGAGCGTCGTCCGCCGGGATGTGCAGGATCCGAGCAAGCACACCGTCCTGTACGACTCCACCCCCAACGGACCCCAGCGCCACCACGGCAACAGCCTGATCCCGCTGCTGGCCCGCATCGACAGCCTCGACGTTCCCCGCCGCGCACCCCAGCTGATCGTCTCGGCCACGCACACCGCACCGTACGGCGCGAGCCACAACCAGACCGCCGGGATCGAGGGCGCGGCCACCGCCATCGCCCGCTTCTCGGAGTGGTCCCAGCGGCTCACCGACCATGAGGGCTACCGCCGCGTCTGGCAGCGGCCACAGGCGGACGGCTACCCGCTGGCGCTGTTCGAGTGCGCCGGACACATCACGACCGTCCGCGTCACCCGCAGCGATGACTGACCGGCCGCGCCGCGCACCGCGCCCCACCGGGGGCGCGGACCGGTGATCTGGCTGCTGATCGTGTGCGCCCTCGGCCTGCTGGGGTTCACCGCCCTCGGCATCGAGGACAGCCGCCACCACCGCGCGTTACGCGCCTCCGACGAGTCCTGACCACGGCCGCCCGGCCCACAAGCCGGGCCGGGCGGCCCCGCCTCTTGGAGACCTAAGACCGTGCCCCGATCCATCCACCTGCTCTGCGGAGCGGGCGGAGATGCCACCGGCCTGTTGGAAGCCGGTTTCGACCCCATCCTCGGCATCAACCACTGGCAGACCGCCGTCGACACGTTCGAGCTCAACCACCCGAAGGCGACTGCGCGTTGCGCCAACATCCAGAACTACCCCATGCGCTGGCTCCCCAAGGCCCTCGTGCTGTGGGCCAGCGTCATCTGCACCGAGGTCAGCCCCGCCGGCGGGAAGAAACGGCCCGACCCGGTGCAGGACGCGCTGTTCGAAGAAGAGGAGCAGTGGCGCGAACTGCCGCCCGAGGCATTCGAGATGACCCGGGTGACCGCCTGGTGCGTGCTGCGCGCCGCCGAGGCGAAGCGGTTCCCGTGCGTCGTCGTGGAGAACGTCGTCGAGTTCATCACCGACTGGCTGCTGTTCCCCGAGTGGATCCGCGCCATGAAGAAACTCGGCTACCGCGTCCAGATCGTCTCCGTGTCCTCCGCGCACATCGGCTCCGAGACCAACCCGTATGCGCCGCAGTGGCGCGACAGGATTTATGTGGTTTTCACCCTGACGGGTATCCGGCGCCCGGATCTCGCGCCGCGCCCGCTGGCGTACTGCTTTGAGTGTCGGCGGGACGTCAAGGCGCGCCAGAGCTGGCGCGACCCGCGGGTGAAGGTCGGCAAGTACCAGCAGCAGTACGACTACCGCTGCCCGAACAGCCGCTGTGGCCACGCGCTGGTGGAGCCGTACGTCCGGCCCGCCTCCGACGTGATCATGTGGGACGACATCGGCCAGCGCATCGGGGACCGCTCCAAGCCGCTGGTGCCGAACACCATGCGGCGGATCGAGGCCGGGCTGGCGAAGTTCCCCTACGAGCCGTCCGTCGTCACCCTCACGCACGGCAAGGACGGCACCGACCGCGCGTTCGCCCCACACACCCGGCCGCTGCCCACCCGCACGGCCAAGCTCGGTGAAGCCCTGCTGGTGCCGGTCGGCGGCTCGTGGAACGACACGGCCTCGCCCATCGAGGAGCCGATGCGCACCCGCACCACCCGCGAGAGCGAAGCCCTCGTCACGGTGGACCCGTTCATCGTGGAGTTCCGCAACAACTGCGACGCCGCGCCGATCGACGCCCCGCTGAGCACCATCGCCACGGCCCGCCACCACGGCCTGGTCGTGCCCGACGGCAACGCCCGCACCCGGGCCCGCAACACGCTGGTCATCCCGTACCGCAAGGCCGCACCGAAGACCGCGGCCGAGCCCCTGCACACCCTGTCCACCCGTGACTCGGCAGCCGTCGTGCGCAGCGCCCCCGCCATCGAGGACTGCTACTTCCGCATGTTGCAGCCCCGCGAGCAGCTATCGGCCCAGCGGTTCCCCGAGACGTACGAGGTCGTCGGCTCCAAGGCCGCCCAGACCCAGCAGGCCGGCAACGCCGTGTCGGTCAACGTCGCGCGCTGGATCGGTGAGCGCCTCAAGCCCGTCCTTGCCTGACCCCACCCCCGAAGAAAGAAGGGACACCCCTGTCATGACACCGGCTACACGCGACCAGTTGGCCATCCTCGCCGAGCAGCGCGAGGAGTTGGAGGCTGAGCGCCTGCGGATCGAGAAGGCGTACTGCCTCGCGGTGCTCGACCACATCGCCGCGAAGATCCGCGCCGCCTGCCCGGAGGCGGCCTACGTCGCCTTCGACTACGAAAGTAAGCAGCGGTCGTTGGACCTTCACGGCGTGCTCGGCGTACAGCCCAGCCCTCTGGGAGCCTGCCCCTGGTTGTGGGAGTACGGCGACGAGGAACACCCGCTCAGCACCATCCCGACCGACATCGAGCTCGACGTCCAGACTGCCCTGGCCCCCTACTCCTCTCCGGCGTGGGCGTCGGTCCACCGCAACACGGCCGCCGACACCGGCTGGCTGCTGGAGATGCCTCCGTCCGATCGGGCGGCACGCGTCGCCGAGCTGGTACGCGAGCACCACCCGGAGGCGACCGCGCTCGTCGTGGACGGCCGCGCCGCCGGTCGGATCATCGAGATCTTCGAAGGGGCCGCCGACGACGGCACGCCTGTGCGCACGCCGCGCCCGCGGTGGCCGTCCGCCTGCGACACCACCCTCACCCGGCTCCTCGGCCAGGTGCTCGCCCTCCCGGCCCTGGCCGACCGGCACCTCATGCCCCTGCCCGGCGACTACGTCCACCCGTACGGCGTCAGCACCAGCGACCAGGTGCGCCTGATGCCGCTGCCGCCGACCGCGTAGCCGCCGTCCATCGGAGAGCACCTGATGAGCGGCACCTGGTGGGTCAACGAGGCGCCGTGTGCCGGGGATCGGCGCTTTACCCCCGACGACGCGAACGAGGACTCCTTCAGGGCGCCGCAGATCCGCATGCTCCTGGCTGTGTGCCAGGACTGCCCCTTCCGGGCGCGGTGTATCGACCTGGTGCTGCCGAGACAGTCACTGTTCGACGGCATCTGCGGCGGACGGCTGTGGATCGACGGCACGGTCCGCGCCACCTGCGAGGGCGCCCACCACGACGAGCTCGAGGAAGGCGCCGCCCCCATCACCCACGGCACCGAGGCCGGTGCCCGTGCCCACAACCGGCGCGGCGAGACGGCCTGCTCACTGTGCCGGGAAGCCGGACGGCTCGCCCAGCAGGCCCGCCGGGCCCGCAAGCGCGCCTCAGGCTCCTGAATCACGCACCTACTCACCCGAAGGAAAACGATGATCAGCATGAGGGCGGACGCCCTGTCCGCCATCCTCGACAAGGTCGCTCCGCACCGCCCCACCGGGGACGGCATGGAACACCTCGACGTGATCGTTCTCGACTGCACGCGGCGCTGGCTGCACGCCGCCGCCGGAGGCGACCGCACCCTGGCAGTTGCCCGCACGCCCGTCACCGGCAGCCACTGGACGGCCCCGATCGCCTTCCAGGACGCCACCGCACTGCGCGAGTGGCTGGAATCCTCCGACCACATCACCGTTGAGCACCTCCTCGAACGCGGCGGGCCCCTGCTGCGCTTCACCGAGGGCGCAGCCCAGTTGACGGTGCCCGTCGCCACCAGCATGGCCGAGCTGCCCTGGCGAAACCTGCTGCGCTTGGAGGCTCCGCCCTCGTACCACACCACTGAGCCGGTGCGCCTTGGCACCGCCGACCTCGCGCTGTGGGAGAACGCCGGCGAGGAGGTCGACGTGCGGCCCGGCGCCGGGCTGGCGGCACTGGTCGTCACCGCGGGCCGAGACTTCATCGGTGTGCAGATGCCGCGCCCCGGCACCCCCGGCGGTGACCCCCTGCTCGGGTGGGCGGCCTCCATCCGCTCCCGGTGCTTCCTCTACGAGGGCCTGCCCTTCGAGGTCGGAGCCCGCTACCTGGACCACTGGGGTGCGGTGTGGTGGGTGGCCGCACGGCCCGCACCCGGCGAGGAGCCCCTGGTGGTCTCCGTCGACCGACCCGGCACCGTCCTGCCGCTGGAGGTCGTGCTCAAGGCGGGTGGACCCCTGCTGCGCCTCCCGGCGTAACCACACCCAGAAGATAGGAGACATCCTTGAAAGCAGACGGCAGGGCGGGTGTGCCGCCCCATCGCCTGAGCGCCCCGGCCCCCGACGACCCGGGCGTCGGCCTCAGCCCTCTCCCGGCCGCGTGGCGCGCTCCGGAACCGACCGCCCCGCCCTGATCCCCCTTGCCCCACAACTGAGTTGAAAGGAATCCGTGTGAACAAGGCCCAGCTCATCGAAGCCGTCGCTCCTCGAACGGGCGGCAAACGGCAGGCCAAAGCTGCCGTGGAAGCCGTCCTGGACGCCATGGTGCGCGCCGTCGTCGCCGGAGACGCTGTTTCGATCACCGGCTTCGGGACCCTCGTGCCGCAGGCCCGCCCGGCCCGCGTCGGTCGCAACCCTCAGACGGGCTGCGAGGTGAAGGTCGCCGCCACGCGCATCGTGAAGTTCCGGCCCGGCACGCGCTTTCAGGACCTCGTCGCGCGCCGCACGCCTCTGCCCCCTTCCGGCAACTCCATCCAGAAGGCGCCCAAGACGCCCCGCCCGTAACCCGTACGCCAGGAGTGCCGCCCCGGCCTGGCGCCGGGGCGGCTCCCGTCCGAAGGAACACACGATGCACCACCCCCCTGTGGGAACCGAGATAGAAGCCACCGCGAAATGGCTGGAGGAACACGCAGCCCCCGGCGCCGCAACCGTCCTGCGCCGCGTAGCCCGCCAGCGCGACCAGGCACGCGAACAACTGGCCGTCGAGCGCACACGGAACAACCGCTACCCCCTGGCCTGGCACTCCGCCCGCGAGCGCGCCCGCGATGCCAACGCCAACACCGAGTACCTGGCACGTCTGGCCGACGGCGTTCAGCAGCTGCTCGGCGAGGACGTGCGCCGCCTGACGGCACTCAACGAGGACCACACCCGCATCAACGCGATGCTGCGCACAGACATGGCGCGCCTTCAAGTTCTGGCCGAGCGTGCCGGCTGGGTACCCGACACCCAGGCGCGGCGCATGTGGCGCTGGCGAGAAGGCTGGTGGGAACTGGCCTACCGCAAGAAGAACACGAAGGACGGCTACCGCGATCACGGCTGGTACTTGTGGGGCCCGGCGGAGAGCTACTTCGGCGAGTGGGTCGCGCACCTGAAGACGCCCGCGATGACCGAGGCCGACCGGCTCATCACCAAGCACCTTGCCGCCGTGGCGGAGGTCAAGCCGTGACCCAGCTCGAACTGATCACGGCCCGCGACGCCCACGGGCCTGACCCGGCGCCGGACCTTGCCGCCGCGGACTTGATCATCGACTCCAGCAGCGGCGGCAAGGACAGCCAGGCGGCATTGGACGAGACGGTGCGCCAGGCGGACGCGGCCGGCGTGCGCGATCGCATCGTCGTCCTCCACATCGATCTCGGCCGCACGCCCCGGGGGCACACCGTGGAGTGGCCCGGCACGCTCGAACTGGCCCGGCAACAGGCCGAGCACTACGGCCTGCCCTTCGAGGTGCGCCGCTCGGCGAAGTGGCCATCGCTACTGCACCGCATCCGCGCCCGGGGCCAATTCCCCAACTTTTTCAATCGGTTCTGCACGGCCGAGATGAAGCGAAACGTGTCGCGGAAGTTCATCACCGAGCAGGTCAAGGCACTGGGCATCACCGGCCGACCGGCCCGCGTCGTTCTCGTCCTTGGCCTGCGTGCCGAGGAATCGCGGGCGCGTGCGGGCAAGCCGGCCGTGGAGATCGACCAGCGCGCCAGCAGCGGACGGCGCACCATCACCCTGTGGCATCCGGTGCTGCGCTGGAGCACCGCCGAGGTCTGGCAGCGCATCCAGGAATCCGGTGTCCCCTACCACTGGGCCTATCGCGAGGGCATGTCCCGTCTTTCGTGCAGTCTGTGCCCACTGGCCGCAGCGGCCGACCTCACCTGCGCCGCGCGGCTGCGGCCCGGCCTTGCCCAGGAGTACGCGGACCTGGAGGCGGAGATGGGCGCTCCGTTCCGGCGTGAGCTGCCGATGGCCGAGATCATCCAGCGCGCCGGGAGCGCGGCATGACAGCGGAGCTCCAAAGCGCCCCGGTCACCCTGCCCAGCGTCCAGGAGAAGGGGGCGTGGCAGCCGCGGGTCATCGGCCTGGATTTGTCTTTGACCTCGACGGGCATCGCGGGCACCGACTGGGCGCGGGCGGCTCGTCCCGGCAGGCGGCGCAGCCATGAGCGGATGGAGTGGCTGTGCGGGCACATCGCCGTCGGCGTGGACGGAGCAGATCTGGTGGTCGTCGAAGGCGCGGCCTACGCCCAGGGTGGGCAGGCCGGGCACCACGAACTGGCCGGGCTGTGGTGGCTGGTGACCCAGTACCTGTGGCGGCGGCGCATCCCGTACGCCGTGGCCAACCCCCATCACCGCACGATCTACGCCACCGGGCGGGCGAACCCGGCCCAGGACCATCCGCGCAAGGAGCGGTCGCGGGTGGCCAAGGGGATGGTCCGCAGCGTCGCCGTCGAGCGGTACGGCGTGGAGTGCGAGGGGCCAGGCCGCTACGACCAGGCGGACGCCACCATCCTCGCCGCGATGGGCCTGGACTGGCTCGGCTATCCGACGGTGCCGGTGCCAGACACCCACCGGCGGGCGCTGGAGGCGGTGCGGTGGCCGGAACTGATCCCCGCCGCCGCGAATTCAGGGAATTGAATTTCCGGAATTAACTTGAATTCAAAAGATGTGAACCTTGAATTCGCGGCGTATGCGAATAAGATATAACTAACAAGTTCGGAAATGCCGGACGGAATGGAGGAGGAAATGCACGGCTGCCCCTGTGAATGCAACCGCGGCGGTTTCTGCGGCGGCTGCGGCCACGCCGGATGCGGCGGACGCCGCTAACCACCCAGCTCACCCGCGCCCCCGGCCCCAACGCCGGGGGTGCACCCCTACGCGCAAGCGCATCTCTTGGAGACCACAACCATGACCCACACCCGCGGAGTCCAACTCCTCTCAGAACAGATCGGCGTGGATGTCGAGCACGTTGCACGCGCATTCCGCATCGCCTCCACCACCCACGCAGCGATCCGCGCCAGCCGCTACAGCCACCTCACCGACGACCAATTCCGGCGCCTGATCGGCCAGGACAGGTACGTCATCGCCGTCGTCGCCAACCTCGCCATGCGTTCCGCCGGCCGCATCGAGGACGCGCTGCTCCTCATGGACGTCTACAAAGCCAGCGAGAACGCCACCGAACACCGCCTCCACATCCGCCCCGGCGTCGGCACGCTGCCCGAGTACCACGACCACCCCCACGTCCAGCAGGCCATCCGCATCCTGCAAGCCGCCAACCTGCCGCCCATCGTCACCGACGGCACCCGAGAACTGCGCCCCGGCTTCCAGGTCATGCCCGGCTGTGACGACGAGCTGCCCGGCTGGGTGTTCATCAACCCCGACCCCGCCTGCCAGGAGCGCACCGGCTTCGCGGGCGGCGACCTCGGCTACCTCGCCGTCATGCGCTGGGCCGGATGGGGCGTCATCACCGAACGCCTCCCCGGCGGCCTGTACGCCGCCTGCCACCCCGACCACCGGGACAACCCCTTCCCCACCGCACCCACCTCCTGACCACGCCCGTGCCCGGCCGCCCAGCGCGGCCGGGCACGGCCCACCAGAAAGGCATCAGCCCGTGAAGCTCCCCGTTGACGACGCCACCCTGGCCTCCTGGTCCGCCCTGCTCGGCCTCACCGACGAGCAGACCGCCGCGACCCTCGCCGACATCGAGCAGACCCTCCGCGTCGGCTACGACAACCGGCCCGACGAACTGCGCGACGCCACCTTCGAACAGCTCGTCGGCGACATGGACGCCGACGAGGCGGCCCTGATGTTCCTCATCAGCGGCCTGCGCCAGGCCGGACACCCCGAAGCCGCCTACGCCGTCGAGATCCGCGGCATCTTCGCCACCCTCCGGGACCTCCAGCAGACCAGCTGATCCCGCCCCCCACCCCATCCACACGCCGCCCCGGCTGCGCACCGCGCACCGGGGCGGCCCCATGCGCGCCCGCAGAAAGGAATCCGCAGCCGTGTCCGACGACTTCTTGCCCCGAGCCGCGACCTCGGCCACCGAGCGGCCCGCCCCGTCCTGGGCGAAGAAGCCGCCGCCCAAGACCAAGGCCACCACCGGCCCCCGCGTCAAGATCACCGCCCGCCGCTACGCCGCCCCGCGCGACCCGCACGAGCACGCCCGCAAGATCGCGGAGAACGTCCTCGACGCCTGGTACCAGTCCTTCGGCGGCAGCAGCATCGACGTCCCCCTCGGCACCGTCGCCGGGCTCTCCCTGCTGCGCAACGTCCCCGGCCTGGCGGACTGGGTGCTCAACCTCCAGCCCGAACAACTCCCGCAGCTCCTCAAGGAGATCTACCTCGGCCACTGGATCAAGCGCCCCGACCTGATCAACCGCGCCATCCGCCTCCACGACTGGGCCTGGAACCCCAACCCCGACACCCAGCAGCTCCGCGCCGTCCACGCCGTCACCCGCGCCGCCATCAACACCGGCCTGATGGACCTCACCGGCCACGACGACCCCGGGCAACGCTCCGAAGCCGACGTCCTCAGCCCCCTGCTCACCGGCCTCCGCCACAAGAGCGACAAGAAGTGGCGCGGCGAGTACCACACGCCGGCGTGCGTCACCGACCTGCTCGCCAACATGACCGTGGACAAGGACTTCGCCAAGCCAGGCATGTCCTTCCGCGAACCCGCCGTCGGCTCCGGCACGATGTTCCGCTCCGTCGCCCAACGCCTGCGCGACCTCGGCCTCAACCCGCACGACTTCCACTGGTACGGCAACGACATCGACTCGCTGTCCGCCGGGTGCGCCGCCGTCAACGCGATCATCTGGGACCTCGGCCCGCGCTGCTTCATCGGCTGCGCCGACTCCCTCGCACCGGAAGACGACTACGCCAAGACCCGCGCCGAAGCCAAAGAAGCCTTCGAGCAGCGCGACCGGTACATGGAGACCGCCAGCACGATCGTCGCCTGGCGCCGCGCCTTCGACCTGGTCGACCAGCTCATGCCCAGCAAAGAGAACGCCGCGTGACCCAACCAGATCCCTTCGACCGACCCGGCACCACACCGGCACCGCGCCGCCGACGCCCGGCCTTCGCCGGACCCCGCGACGAGATCGACCTGCCTCCCCTCGACCAGATTGCCCCCACCCTCGACCCGCCGTGGAGCAAGGAGGACACCGACACCCCCGACCGCACCGCCGCCTACCAGCACCCCGACGGTCACCGCATCGGCCTGCGCGTCCAATCCCGCGGCCTCGCCATTCAGACCTGGATCACCGCAGGCCCGGACCTGCCGCCGATCCCCGACGGCACGCCTGAAGAACAGGCCGAGGCACAAGCCGCCAACGACGCCCGGCTCCAGCCCGGCCGCACCTGGCACGCCGTCCTGACCACCCGCACCAGCAAAGCCCTGGCCGCAGACCTCGCCGCGCTCGTCCGCGAACGGCTGCTCCCCGCCCTGACGAACAAGCCACGCGGCATGCCCGCCCCAGCGCCGCCCGCCCGTATCGGGCAGCCCGACACCGCACCGCAGAAGGAAGGAACCCAGAAGTGAGCACCCCCGACAACACCGTGCAGGTCACCAGCCTGCCCAACCTCGCCCAGATCCTGCCGTACCTCCTCGGCCACTACCCGGACGACAGCATCGCCCTCCACGCCCCCGGCCCGAACTTCCACGACGGGCCGACCATGACGTGCCCCCTCCCCGACGACACCGCCGAGTGGCAGGCCACCGCCGAACACGCTGCCCGCCAGTTCGTGGCCTACGCCCACGACCGCGGCCATGACCTCGCTGAGGGCGTCATCATCTACCTCTGCCGCGAACCGCGCCCCGGCCAGAGCCCCGAGGACACCGCCGCGCTCCTCGCCCCCGTCGGCACCTGGCTCACGAACGAGTTCATGGAGCACCGCGCCAACGTCCTCCAGACGATCGGCCTCGTCGCGGACCGGTGGTGGGCCTACGAGTGCGACATCGACGGGTGCTGCGAGGGCCAGCCACTCCCATCGCCCGACGACCCCACCAGCGTCGCCGCACAGATGGCCCGCCTCGGCCGCGCTCCCGGCCCTCGCACCCGCGACATCATCAAGGAGTTCCGGGCGGCCACGGCGGACCCCGCGTTCCTCACGGACCTGCACACCGCCGCCGACCACTTCAACTCGCTGTGCGCGACCACCGCCGGACGCGACACCACGCTCGCGTTGACGCTGGAGCAGATCGACGCCGCCATGAGCCGGTTCCGTGACGGGGCGACCGCCCTCACCCGCGCCCTGACCACGCAGCTCATCGTCGGCCTACAGGACGACGCCGCCGTGGAGGCCGGCATAGCGCACGCCGAGGACGACGACCTTCCCCACGCCCGACGCCTCTGGGCCTACCTCGCACGGCACTGCGCCGAACCGTTCACGCAAGAGGCCGTGCCCATCCTGACGCTCTTCGCGTTCGTCGCCTGGCGGCAAGGCGACCTCATCGCCGCCCGGCTCGCCCTGCGCGACGCCATCACCACCGACCCCGAGTACGAGCTGGCCACCGGCATACACCTCGCCACCATCGACGGCGAAGACCCCCGAGACTGGCTCGCCTCCGCCCGCGAGGCCCACGCCCACCGCCTGACGCACCTCCAGCACGCCGTCAAGGTCGCCAGCGAGTACCGCCCTACCACCGACACCACCGCGGTGCGCTTCCGCGAAGCACTCGACGCAGCCACCAGCCACCACTACGACCAGGTCCTCAGCGAAGAGGAACGGCTCCTCGATCGCTACGGCACCATCGACATCATCAACGGAGCCTTGGCCGACTTCCGCAACGGCCGTCCCCAGCTCATGGACGAGATCGCCGCCCGCATCATCCTCGGCCTACAAGACCCGCACGCCAGGGACGCCGCGCTGTCCACCGGCGAGGAAAGCGACCTTCCCTACGAGCGGCAACTGTGGGGCTACCTCGCCCGGCGCTGCGTCCCGCCGCACACCGGTAAGGCGCCGCCGCTCCTCACCCTCCTCGGCTGGGTCGCCTGGCGACAGGGCGACACCGTCACCGCCAGCCACGCCTTCGCCGAAGCCCTCGACATCTACCCCGGCTACACGATGGCCAAGCTGCTGCTCGACGGCATCCGCAACGAGTGCGACCCGGCCCGGCTCCTGGCGATGTACCGCGACGCGGCAGCGGAGTTCGCCGCAAGCCGACCGGACCTCAACACCCCCTGACCGACACGGTGGCCCCGGCAACCGCCGGGGCCACCACGCCCCGGAGACCACCCATGACCACACCCACCGAACCCCTCGGCGCCGTCGCACGCCACATCGCCTACCTCCCCAAGTTCTGGGACAAGGACCACGACAGCCGCACCGTTTGGCGCATCGACTGGGGACACCCCGGCTTCACCCACCGCACCCCACCCCAGCCCACCACCGACCATCAGCCCACCGTCCTCGTACGCCGCTGGGACCGCCCCGCCCCCGAGCACCCCGACGAGACCTGGCCGTACCTTCACCGCGGCGCCTGCCTCGGCTGCACCTGGGAAGGCCCCGACCGGCGCCGCACCGACGAAGCCGTCGAGGACGCCCACGACCACACCCATCCCGGCTGGCGAGACCTGCCACCGCTCCCCGAACGTCGAGGCCGGCACTGGCTCACCCACGCCACCCACCTCTACCCCCAGGGCTGGTTCGACCAGGGCGGACCCGTCCGCACCCTCCGCACAGGAATCGAGAAGCGACACCTGCCCGGCAAGGCGCCGGGAGGCGGCTACGACCTCGCCGTAAAGCCTCCGAAAACCGAGCACCGAACAGCGATCAACGAGACGCTGCCCCTGGAACACGAGGTGAGCGAGGCAGCATGA